GATGATTCCCTTAGTTAAAACAGGAACTACTTCGCCCGGAAGAACTCCTTGATGCTCAAGAAGTTTTTGGCGGTAGTAAAGCATTTTCTCACCATTTTCGTCGAATGCAAGAGTTTGATTTAAGGTAACCCCTAAGATGGTGTCTTCTCCATTTGCGATTGTAAACTTAGCAAAAGCTTCGGGATTAACATTGCGTGCAACATGAGGATAATCAGTTTTACCCATGTAAGCGTTAAGAATATCTGAACCTTTTCCGTCGTCGCTGTATCCAGCTCCGATATCAGATCCAGCATCGCTTACTTTAACAAGGAGTCCTGCGTCGTGGATTCCAGAAGAATCGGAATGCTTGAAATCCGCAAGATCCGCCGCACTTGTTAAACCTGATAAATCAAGCGAAAACAAGTTGATTACGAAATGTTCGTTGTATTGTCTGAATGGTAGTAGTCTATTAGCCATTTTTAATTTCCTCTAATTAGTATTTGATGTTTACGCTTTCTTTATTAAAAGCTTGTTTAAATTTTTCTTTCAAGCTAAGCTCTTCTTCTGCGCCTGCAGCGTCATTGTTGGCGATATCAGCTTCTTCAGCTTCTACGCTTTCAATAACCTCTTCAGCTTCTTCAGTTGATGCTTCTTTACTTGAAAGTTCTTCAATTCTCTTTTGAACCTCGGCTTCGATTTTTTCAGCAATTAATTTTTCTTGCTCTTCTTTGAAGGCTTTGGTTTTATGCTTCCATACAACGTTTAATTTTTCTTTGTATTCAGCGTATGATTCTTCGGAAGAAATTGTTTTTAGTTCTGAAGCTAAGATCATGCGATCTTCATCTTCAAGTTCGAAAACCTCATCGAGCTCGCTCATTCTTTCGGTGAACTTCTCGGCTTCTTCTCTTGCAATCGCTTCAGATTCAAGCTCGCTAACTTTTTGATTAACAGTAGCGAGTTCTTCTTTTAAAGAGTCAAGCTCTTTTTCGGATTGCTCAGAAGCTTTTAATAGCTCTTCTTTTTCTTTAAGTAGGTTTTCTTTATCCTCTTGCCATTGATCATTTTTCTGCATGATAGCGTCATGAAAAACTTTTGTAATGTTAGCGATAGCTTCTTCAGATAATTTCTTAGAAGAGGCTTGCGCTTCAAGAGTTTCGGTTACTTGTTTGAGAATTTCTTTTTCCATAGTTTGTATAGGTGTTTGATTCTTGTTAAAAATTACATCGTCTTTTGGTAAATGGGAATTTTTATTTTTAAAAAAGTTATTTTTTATTTTCAACAGGTCATATTCGGTTAATATTTCCGCTTCATTTTCCTCTTCTTTTTGTTCGCTATTTAAAGAGACAACTCCTTTTACATCTGCAGCTGGATTGGCGGTAAAACCAATACCTATAGGATATATGTCGCCCATAATTAATCGATTAACAGTAAGACCTTCATCAGTTCTTCCGTTTCCTCCGTAAGCTTTTAAAAATTGCTTGTAGTCTTCTTTGCGTTCATCAGATATAATTTCTGACTGACTAAGATCATCACTTCCAAGGGCGATAGCGTAATCATTGAATCCTATTTCCCAACTCGCAGAGACTTTATGATAATGATCACTATCTTTATCCATTGACTCTTCAACCAAGTCAGCAAAGTCGGGGTTTACTGTTTTATAAACTACAGCAGATAATGCAATATTGAATGGTTCATTCGACTCAGCAACCTCTTCGGGCTCAAGCATTCTATTGTCTCCGTAGCTTGAAAGTGAAGCTCCAACGATATGCCCAACGACTTTTTGTTTTTGATGTTCGATGTTTGTAGGCTTATGAATAAAGTAATCTTTGATGGCTAGCGCTGTGGAAGTATCAATACCATCTCCATTTTTATTGAACTTATTCGCCACAGCAGCGTTAAAGGCTACACCAACAAGATCGATGTTCTTTTCAAAATCAATTCCCTCAGGAGCCATTGTTTTTAAAGAGTCCAGAGAGGCAGAGGATGTAAATTCTTCGTCAGCTAAATTAGCTAAAGATATATCTTGATAGAATGTAGTAGTATACTTAAAAGGTAAATCCATAAATCTATTATACACAAATTTTAATTATTATTCGTTATTTATTTTTTTACTGTGATATAATAAAGCTGCGGGATAAGATACTAATTCATTTGCTTGACTAATATCTAGTATATCAGATAATATATCAAGTTTTTCAATATTATTAAAATCTTTAATACATTCTTTAACTGAAGACTCCCAGTCATTCATTTCTTTTGCTAATACAACACTTTCCGTTAGGCTTGAGAGCATCTTCTTTTGATCTTTAGATAGTCTCTTTTTTTTGTAGTGCTTTTTAAGTTCTGATTCAGCGTATGCTTGTAATTTTTCTGTAGCGTATACTACTGACTGTATGTTTTCTCTACTGTGAAGATCCTCGCTAGCCAACAAATTGTTTGTTTTGGTTTTTGTTCCAGCGGGCCGCCCATTATCTTGCGAAACTTTAGGGTTTGGTTGAACTGCGGGCTGAGGAGCGTTTTGTTGCTTGAGGCCAGCTTTATGTTGTTCTTTTTGCATTTTCTGTTGCTCTTCAGATAAAATTGGTTGAGAAACGCTTAATGGAGTATAGAAACCCTTTTCTCTGTTTTCTACAAACTTTTCTTGAGCAGCCTCTAAGTCTTGAGGGTTTGGATATATACCTTGCTTGAGCGCGGTCATTCCCTGTTCAGGAGTAATAATGCCCATCTCGATAAGTCTTGATGTGACCCTCTGAAGTTGAACTTCATCTTTAATATCAATTTCGACGAACTTGGGTTTTGGGAAGTTTTTAAAGCCCATCATTTTGCAAACTTCTTTTATTTGAGGCTCCATAATATCATTTAGAAATGTATTTCTCGCTTCCTTCAGTCTTTCCAAAAATATTTGAGCTTTTACTTGAGTGCTTGAGTAATTCTCTTTTCCTACAATAATGTTTTGTAAGCCTTCCTTTATATCTTCGTTTACGATTTGATATTTAGTCGGCCCTAGTACTTTATTTAAGTCAGGTATAACAAACTCAGCTTTAGTTGTATAATCAGCTATTAATGCCCTTCCTATGCTTTCGTTCTGAAACAGGCTTTGCATCGCTTTAAGGTTGTTAGGGTTTACTCCTCCTTTGTCTGGAGTGTTACCCATTGTTACCAGTAATATAACATTCTCTATTGTTTTTGTTATGGCTTGGTCTACTTTTTTCAGCTCCATCTTCCAATTTATGTCATCTAAAACTGGAAATCCAAATGGTATAGCGAAGGGCTCGTAGTCCTGTTTTTTGTAAAAGGAAAATAAAAGTTTTTTTGGGTCTAAGCTGACCATTACGCCTTCTTGCATGAATTGATTCTTTTGAATATTCTCTTTTGCTTCTGGAGGCATAGCATCAAATACCTCTTTGTCATATTCTGTTTGCGGCTTTTTTAACTTTTCAATATCATACTCACTGAGAAGTTTTTTGTATACGCCATTTTCCTGATTAAAGCTAAGAGCTCTGTCAGCTACAAAATCGTAAGGATTTAAGAAAATATAGCGAACTGGGATTTTTCGCGCAGCTACGCTTTGATATTTAGATCCATAAACTTGATTAAGTTTCACCAAATCTTCAGCGCTAAACTTTCCATCCAGTTTGTACATAAAAACATTGCCTGACCTGTAATACTCTCTGAAATATTGATCCTTGAGTTTCCATACCTGAATCTTTTGCATCCATTTTTCTATAAAGGACCTGACCTTCTCAGAGCCTCCTTCTAGGTATAAATCTGAATTTGAAAATTCAGCCATAACGTCGATGGCGTTCCTAAAAATAGGTACATTTGCGTAAGCCTTTTGGCAAAGTAGGATCGAATCTCTTGGGCTAATATACTCTTTACTGTAAGAATAAGGTAGTGCGGACTCTCCGATATTTTTGTATTTGTCGGGTTTCTTTGCGGTTGCTGTATAGTTCTTTCTTCCTCTGGTGTTATCGGACTGCTCTATTTGTCCAACATTTCTAATTGGCGAAGAGGCTTGAGTATAATAAGCTTCTCCAGCTGTCGCAGGAATTACTTCCTTATTTTTGTTTTCAAGAATGCTCTCGATGTTAGCGCTACTTTGGTCGAACTTATTCCAGTACTCTGATTTTTTAGTATATTTTCTAGGCATAAATTATCTTACACCAAAGTTGACAAAAGTCTACTTTAAAAGTTAAAAGTTAACTTTAGAATTAAATCATGATCGGCGTAAACGTATAGTCGATCTGGGATTTTTCTACATGCATAAAGTCATAATATGTCTTTATCATCCAGTTGCCTAGTACAAGAGCTGAATAAGAGTCTTTTCTCGTTTTGTTTGGGCCTGATTGTCTTTTCAGGTTATTCGGTAAGCCAAAAGTTTGAGATCCCTGAGGTGAAGAAGAAACTTGAATCAATGCGCATTGATTTTTTGTATAGTTAACCATGTCGTACTGATGATCAAGGAAGTCAATAATTTTACCAGTTCCTGAATTTTTTAGTATCTCTTTCTGGTTCGGCATAAATATTAAGCTGTCGATAGGTATCTGCTTCTTGATTTGTTTATGGTAGCTTTCATCTAAAGGCCTGGCGCCGAATGCTATACGTTTGTGATCGAAATTAGCTTGTAGTAATTCATTAGCTTTCCTGATCCAGTCTGAGCTAGGCTTTCTTAATACGCAAATTCTTTTTTCTTTTAAATTGTATTGATTTCTTGCGTCCAGTAAACCTTCTTGATAATTTTCTGTACTATCAAAGTCAGCATTAATCTCTTGTATTTTTATGTTGCTTTTATTGAATTGTTCACTAGCGTTAGCGGCTTGCATGAATTGCACACCTCCTCCATAGTCTCCAACTATAGCTACAATATTAAAATGAGTAAGCAAGTAATGAAAGTAATTGATATGATCTTGCATCTTTAAACCAGGCACAGCATAGCTATGAATTAATGTGCCGGTTCTTGTATTATCATTTAATTTAAATAATTGAATAGCGAAGTCATCAGAACTCTCCGATTCTGCCCAACTAGGGTCAAAGGCAAGCAAGTATTTAGAGTCTCTATCTCCGGCTATTTCCAGGCTAGGATCTTCACCGTCTTTTACAGTACAGGCAGCCATTGTAGAAGTTTTAAAATACCCACTACTATCATCAGTAAAAATAGCGTTAAACTCACGGTCAAACTGAGATTGGCTCATGGTTTGTCTTGATTGATTAATCAAATTTTGGTCATACAAAGCTTTAGGAGCTACATCATAACTAAAATGCATAATTACTCTTTTAGAAGTATCTTTCTGCGCTTCAGGTATACCATTAAGTATTAAATCTTCAAAAGTTTCATATACTTTATATAAATATTCAAATTTATAACTTGCTGAAGATAAGGCTATTAATTTATTGTTAGGCCACTGATATCTATCTTCTTCTTTCATTTTGCCCTGAGCTATCATTTGATCTTCAAGTTTCCTGACCTTTTCTCTTTCTGTTGGGTTCTGAACAACACTTAAGAATGGAAGGATAACTTCATTATATACATGCTCTGGCATTAAAAGAAACTCGTCAATAATAATTCTATGAAACCTAAAACCACGAAGCTTCGATCCGTCTCCTAGGGGTAAAGCAATTATTTTAGACTCTCCAATTTCTAAAGTCCATTGATCGTTTTTCTTTGATTTTTTTGTGATACATTGCCCCAAGAATGCAGCTTCTGGCTTTCTAGCTATATCCTCAATTTTTTCAAATATCATCTTTGATTGCCTGAATGTAGCCGCCAATATACCTATTTGTACTCCTTGGTTGAATATAGCGTCAAGGAATGCATATATAGCGGTACTAAAAGACTTGGACATGCCCCGACTCCATATACCTAAAAAGTAGTCTGTTTCTAGCATTGATTTAATCGCTAAATGTTGAAATGGGAATAAGTCAACGCCGCCGATTAAGTTGGTAGTAAAGGTTATGTTTTCTCGGAGAAAATTGTGTAGATGATATTTGGCATCTTGCTCGTCAAGATGCCCCTTAACCTTCAAAAGCTCTTGATTAATGTCCGGCTTGTTGGACTTTATTGTAAATTTACCTTCTTCCCAAGTCATATTCGTCTATAAAGTATTGTAAGTCAACATCCCATAATTTCTTCCCAAAAACTAAAAGTTTCGGAATTATCGCTTCAGATCTTTTTCGAGCATGAGCTACGTAAGACTCATACGCTGGCTCGAATACATTTTTTTTAATAATCCATAATTTTTTATTTATTTTTTCTAATTTATCTCGCTTGCCGGCGGCATAAAGAGATTTAGAGTAATTATAAACTTTATTATAATCAGAATAAAATTCATTATCTAATGTATTAAATAATTGTGTTTCCGGGTTGCCGGTAAATATAAATTGGCAGCGGCGCGGGAACTTGTGCGACAAAACCCTCATGTTATGCCAAATAAATGATAGGTTAGCTGGCTTAGGAATTAAATTGTTATTTTTTATGATTGACTGCACCGAGCCTTCGACCACGATAAATATAAATGCATCAAAATCTTTGGCCCTCTCAAGCTCTCTCGTAAAACGATCAAATCCCGAAGTCATTGTGCTTCGAAAATCGCTTTCATCCTTTCGGTCTACATAAGTATAATTGTAATGAGGGGAGCCTACAGCATAATCTCCAAAGTCTAACTTCAGTGATGCAGAATTAGGAAACTCCAGAGGCTTACGCTCTCTAGTATCAATTAATATTTTAATATTTTCTAATTCTTTATTTTTATCAAAAAAGCCACTAAATAATTTTTTATTATATAAAGGTTCTATATTTAATTCATTACAAGCAGTAGAATATGAACCAAAAAACTTTTTATATATATTAATTGTTGGTAATTCATTTAAAGACAATTCTAAATAGGAAGGGGCATACTTGAGCTCCTTGCCCTCTATACGGGCTTTTAACTGGTTCAGCATGACAGACTTCACTTCATCAGTAGAAGCGCCTTCTGACCACGCCAGGAAGTTTTCTAGTGTGGCAAAGTCACGAGAGAAATAATCAGTAAAATCCTTAAAGGGTAAAAGCTCTCCAGTATATTTATCTTTCCTTGGGAATATTTGGGTATAATATTCGGGCACAGAAAGCTTGTGCGTCCTAGAAAGATGAACATGTAGGCCTTTTTTATTTTTAAAGGCTTTTTGACAGATTTTACAAGTCTCGGTCATATTTAAACAAAAATAATACAACCCAAAGCAAAGAAATTAATCTTATGCTTGTGCTTGCTGCTCTTGTGCTTTCTTTTCCTGCTCTTTAATCTCTGATAAAGCTTTTGCCCTATCCTCTTCGCTCATATTACCAAACTGCTCTTTAGCTAAATGCATAGCGTAAAACTTCCCAGCGTTGATAAGGCCGTTGATATTAAATGAATTAAGAG